CGTGACGGTCGTGACGGTCGTCGTTATCGCCGTCCCGGTTGCAGCATTTGTGTTTGTCGCGTCGGGCTGTCCGGTTGCATTGACGCCGGTATAATCAGCAGCTCCGACAAGGAGATAATGATTATTAGTGCAACTGGCGACAACGTTGTTGGATCCGGACGCTGGGTTCTCAAGATGGTAGAGATAGATATTCCGATCTAGTCCCGCCCCGGTATTGCCGGCGTTCTTGACTGCCAGCGTCATCGCGACGCCGTTGTAGGTGACGCCGATGATGTCGTCAAATTGGGTAACTAAATCGCCAGTGACCGCTACCCACAATTCCCGATTTGCACCACCGCCGACCGTGTAGGCCGCGGTCAGGCTATTCGTGCTGCCGCCATTATTGCCGAGGTCCGCAGCGGCGACAAAGGCAATCGCCATCAATTAACCCCGAACACCGTTACAGCGGCATTCGAGAGGCCATTTGCGAGATAGGTCAACTGCGCCCGCAACCCGGTCTGCCCATTCAGCGGCATAAAGAGACGCGGATCGGGGTTGACATGCACCGTGCCATCGGGATCGGTCACGGTGAGCCCGTTGGGTCCGTAGGAAGTCCAGGTAAACCCGTTGACGAAATTGAACGTCGCGCCGCCATCCGTGGAGATAAACCCGGAGAGTTGCAGCGTCTTGCCCACCGCCAGCTTGTCCGCGTCCGACAATCCGATTGTCAGGATCAGGCTCTTGGTAAACTGGCTCGGGATCGCCACCCCGCCCGAAGCCGGCACGGTGACGAGCTGACCGTCCGTAAGCGCCACCGAATTGCGCGAGAACAGAAGCGTGGTGCCGATAGGCGTGTTGTTATGGGATTGCGCCATCCACCGCCCCTCTTTTAGCCGATCGCCGGGTTCATATAGGGCGACAGCATGTCCATGACATTTTGCGGGATATCGGGGTCATTGGCGGAGCCCGACATCGCCCTTTATTGCGCGAGGTTCAGCAGCAGCCGGGCTTCACCGTGGCTGTCCGGCTGCACGTCCTTTACCAAGTAGGTCTGGCCGCGGATCGTGACCTGGTCGCCTTGCGAGGGTGTGACCCCGGGCGGGAACGCCGCCAGCCTCACCCCAATCGTCGGGGCTGAGGTTGAGACCTGTGGGCCTGAGAGGAGATCTAGCGTCGAAAACCCGTCATCAAAGACGCCGCCCTCGAGCGGGAAGGAGAGGCCGCCCGGAAGGGTATAGGTGACCGTTCCGGTAGCCTCGCCAAACGCCTCATGACAGGGCTTCAGAACCAGCCCATCCCAATCGACCGCCATCAGCTGTTGTCTTCCTCGGTCTCGACTTCGAAATCGAGCGCGGAGCCGGCTGGCAACGCGTCGCCATTGCCGTTGACGACAAGGCAATCGGTTATGCCGCGCAAGGTCTGTGCCTTATCCTGCCGGGTCGAGAAATCGAAGACCGCCGGGGTCGTCGGGCCGGTCGCAACGACGTTGAGATAGGCACGCGCGACACCAGCCTGGCCGGCCGTCGTGCCAAGCGTCGTATAATTGGCGGTCTGGATATAGCTGGCCGTGCCCGTGGGTGCCGCGTCACCGGAATCATGCTGCTCGGCGGTGATTGCCGACAGGGTCGCCGACCCCAAGGTGCCCGCGGTCGAGCGGCGGATCAATGCGGCGGTCAATTGCCCGCCGGTCGTCGCCTTCCCGCCCATGACGACCCGCTTGACGCGCACCGTCTTGGTGGCTGAGCCGCAGATCCGCAGCATGTCGGTCGGCGTTGCGATCGGCGTGATGCCCGTCACCGAATAGCGATAGGTCAGTTTCTTATCGAGCGGGTTGCCAAACGCATCGTATTGCGCGACACCGAGCGCGCAATTCGGGGTCGTGCTGGCATCGCAGCCCATCAACGCGTTCGGGCTGCCGTGCAGACCGGCGCCGAAGATGCCGGCGAAGTTGGTGGGGCCCGCCGCGGCCAAGGCGAGGCCGATCGTGCCGATAAGCGCGATCGCGCCAAAAACAAAGCGCTTCAACATCGGATGTCTCCCGAAGGAAAGGATTTTGAGGGCGGATGGGATCAGGCGCCGGCGCGACCGCTATAGAGCACCGCCGGACGCGTGCAGGCGTGCAACACGTAGGAGCTGACCTCCGGCTTCACCCACTCATTGCGCATCAGATCGCGGACCATCAAGGCATAGAACGGCTTGCCTAAGGTGTTGACCCATTCGATCGACTCGCCCGGGCTCAGCACGCGGCGGAAGATGCCGGGCGCCCCGACCGGAAAGAACTTCACCTTGTCGGTCGCAATCGATACGGTCGAAGCGTCATCCGAACCGCGATAATTGAACCAGTAGATGTCGGCGAACGGCATCGACTGATAGGCCAGCGCGCCAGGGTTGAACGGGGTCGGGCTGAAGGCCGCGCCGCTACGCAATTCGGACGCCGCTTGCCAATTGTAGAAGGTCTTTGTCACGTCCTGGTGCCGGGTGAAATCATCCCAAAACGTGTCGCCGCAGGCCGCGAAGATGCGGGTCGACGGCAGGAAGGCCCCCGCCGCAGCGCGCGCCATGCCGCGCACGATCGGGTTGATCAATTTCCGCAGCGTGCCCTCGAGATTGGCCGCCAGGTTGAAGGCAACCTCGGCTGGCTGCGTCACCTGGAATTCATCGAAGAAATTGTAATAGACCGAGCCATCCTTATCGAGGAGGAGGCCCTGGATCGCCGCCAGGCGGTGATATTCCCAGGTGTATTCGATATTGCGCAGAATGCCGAGGGGCCCCGAATAGCGGCGCTCGACCTCGGCCGCCACCTCCATCAAGGTGGCTTCGGTGTTGAATTCGCGGATGCCCTGCAATTCCCGCGCATAGATTGTGTCTTCGTGGCGCAGCCGCGGCACCTTGAAATAGCGCGCGGTGCGCTTTTCGGTCGTGCGCTGCGTCCCGTCGGTGCCCCTCTCGGAGAATGGAATGATCGTCAGAACGCCGCTGCGCTCTTCGATGACCGCCGCCTCGGTGCGGATCGGATCGTCGTCGAAGATCCCCAGATCCCCGAGCCCCGAGGGCTGAAACGGGATCTTCTCGATCGCCGTGGTCAGCTGCAACGTCTGAAACGGGTTTTGGTTGAAAATGTCGAGCGACACCATGATGACGGTCTCCCGAAAAGAAGAGGGTTGGGCGCGGCGGAAGGCCGCCGTGTGGAAGGGTTAGCGGGCGATGATGCCCTTGACGGCGAGCGCGGTCAGAGCCGCGTTCTTCTGCTCGGTTGTCGTGGCATTCGCACCCCAGACGAGCTCCGAGGCATTGATTTCGGCGGCCCGGACCAAGACGCCAATCGGCTTTGCCGCGCTCGTGGCATCGGTATCGCTCAATGCGATCGCCGCGGCGTTCTCCTGGCCATTGTTCAGGGTCGGGTCATAGACCGCGTAGCCGGCGCCCGTCGCGCTGACATTGAGGTCGAAGGCATCGCCCTGGACAAAGGCGACGCCACCCGCGGTCAGGGTGAAGGAGAGGCCGCCTTGCGCATAAGCGACGCCTGTCGAGCCGCCCGGCAATTCGCTGCCATCGGGGGCGGTGACAACAAATGTCGTCGCGGTCTCCATCGTCAGCTGATAGAGCCCCTCGGTCGCCGGCGACAGCACGTTGATCGTGCCAAAGGTGCCGTTGCCGGTGTTGGTGCGCAGCGCGGTTGCGACAGCGGTCGTGCCGAGGATCATCCCCAACACGGTGCCGGCGGTCACCTTCTGGCCGCTGACCAAAATCCCCTGGTCGCGCGAGCGCCGGCCATTGGCCTCGGAGACGAGAAAACCTTCGGCATGAAAGGTTTCGGTAAGCGGCGTGACTTGCGGATTGGCCATGGCAGGACCTCTTCCTTAGAAGATGCAGTGAAGTGAGGGTGTCTTAGCGGCGCGCTGCGGGCAGATGCCCGGCTTTGGCGAGAACGCGGTCCCAAAGGGCACCAGCATCGACCGGACCGTTGCCAGCACCCGATCCCATTTTCGGGTTAGCGGCGGCCCTGTCCGGGCGGTGCGCGACAGTCGGCATCGTTGAAACGGCGGCGCGCAAGGCGCGGATCGCTTCCGACCGGGTCAGTTCACTGCGAAAGGCGAGTTCGGCAGCCAGGACCGGGTTGCGGCCAGCCGCCTGGGTCGCGAAGATCGCGGCACAGCGGGCCGTGGCGCGGCGGAAGGCCTGCGATCCCGAACCCGAGCCGCGCATATCCTTTTTGTCGCTGTCATCATCGCCATCATCGTCCGAATCGTCTTCGGCCGTGGCGCCCCGGGCTGTTTGGCGAGCGTGCCGCGCGTCTTTGTCGTCATCGGATTCGCCGGTGTCTTCACCAGCGGCCTCTTTTTTTTCGTACTCGTCGTCTTGGGCGGCCCGCTCCTTGTCTTCACGCTCTTTCTTCTCATCATCGGTCTCGTCTTCGGCGCGCGCGGCAAGGGACGTGCGGCCGAGGCCGGCGAGATGCGCAAACGAGTCAGCCGTCGCGGTCGCGCGGCGGCGCGTTGTATTGGCCATTTAAAGAACTCCTGGTTTTTGGTGAAGCGGCGTTAAGTGAGCTCGGATAGGAGCTCCCGGAAGGCCGCGTCGGGCGCCATAACGGCATCGGCGAGGCCGGCCTCGACACCGAGGGTGCCGAGAAAGGTATTGGCTTCGGTCGCGCGCACCGCCTCGACTGAGAGGCCTCGGTTGCGCGCTACCGTCTCACAGAAGATTTCACCCATGTTGTCGACGTCGGCCTGAAAGCGAGCGAGCGCCCCTTCCGTCAAGGGCTGATATTCGTTCCCTTCGCCTTTCCGGGCGCCGAACGTGATCATGGTCACATTGAGCCCAGCCTCTTTCAGCGCCTGGCTCATATCGACATGCAGGCAGATGATCCCGATCGAACCCGTGCCGCCGGTGCGTGGCACCGTGATCCGGTCGGCCGCGGAAGCCAGCGCGTAAGCCGCCGAGAATGCGTTCTCCGAGAGAATCGCGCGGATCGGCTTTTGACCTCGGGCCTGATAAATTTCGTCCGCGAGATCAAAACATCCGGCGCACTCGCCACCCGGGGAATCGATATCGAGGACGACCGCGTCGACCGTATCGTCACTGAGCGCCAGCGCGAGCGATTTGCGGATCCCATCATAGCCAGTCATGCCCGAATAGGGGCGCATTGTCCCGGTACGCTGGACCAATGTGCCTTTCAGGGGAATGACCGCGACCCCGCCGACCCGGTCGTAAGGCGTCTCCTCGACCGGCTGGAGGTCATCATCATCGTAGTATTCGAGGGCCAACGGGACCTGCCGGCCATTGTGCATCATGCGGGTGACACCAAGGCGCTCGGCGAGCGCGGCCATGACGATCTCGGCCTTCGGCGGATGCAGCGCTAATGGCACGTTGTATAAACGCTGCGCCAGCTGCGGGAAGAGCATCAGGCCGCCTCGTTGAGCGGCTGGCGCGCGGTCGGCTTCTCCGGCTTCTCGGCGACCGAGGTCGCATTCGGAGCCGCCGTGGTACCAAACCATTGCGGGTCGGGAATACCGAGTTCCTTGAAGCGGGCACGCTCCGCGGCTCTTTGATCGAGAACCTCTTCCCAATCCTGCTGCTGCCCGGCGGTGACGTTTTCCAAGGTGTCAAAACCGGCATCCAATCCCAGAACCGCGCCCTGGCGCTCGGCGATCGGATCGACCCAGCCGCGCGGCGCACCGAGCCAACGGCAGCGCGCGAGGAGCGAGCGGATATCGAGGTAGTCGGGGCGCATCCCCCGCGGCATCGGCAATTCGCCCAGCTCATAGGGTTCGGCTAAGGCGTTGGCATAGACCGGATTGGCTGTATTGGTGTTGAAGTCGCCAAGCCGGCGCAGAAAGCTCTTTTCCGCTTCGACGATGCCAGCTCGAGCGCTGGACCACGAGGCTTCCGAATAATCCTGCGTCACCTGCTCCGCCGAGATCCCCAGAACGGCGGCGAAGCGGCGCAGCATGTCGTGGGTAAAGGGCGTGAAATTCGAATGCGGCCGCGCGGCGTTCACCGATTTGATGTCTTCGCCCTGGGCCAGGGTCGGGACCCGGACACCACCCAGCATAAGGCCGTTCTGATAGCCGAACTGCTCACGGCGGCCGCGTAGGTAATTGTCGTAGAAATTAAACCCAGCCGGGTCGCTCTTTGCATCGTCGAGAGCCTGGCGCACCTCTTCCTGATCGTAAGGCGAGGTGATGACGGTTCCGAAGATCGAACCGACCGTCGCGGCCTGTAATTCGATCCCGTAATAGCGCGCCAGCATCTTCAAGGGGCCCATCATCGGCGCGAAGATCGAGAGCCCCCGGTGCTGTCCGGCGCGGTCCCTGTCGTAATCGTGGATGACGCGAATAAACCCGTCGGCATCTTCCCGGGGCACCCGCTCCCAGGTGATGCTTTCAATGGCGTTGTACCAATCGAAGGGCTCGGCCTTGCGGAAGTGATAGGCGACGGGAACCCCGCGCTCGTCGATCTCAACCCCGCCGCGGAGATTTTTCCGGTCGACTAATTGCTGCGGGTTGGCCAGCCGGTCGGGATCGACAAGCTGATAGGCCGTTGCGTATTGCGCGCCGCCCGTGCCGACCCGGTCTTCCAGCCAATAGGACAGCATGATGCTCTCGCCATCGACCAGCTTGTGACCAAGGGCCAGGCGAAATTGCTGCGACACGGTCAATTGCCGCTCGACATCGTTCCAATGGCCGATATCGTTGGCATAGGCGCGCCACCAGGCTTCCGCCGCCTGGCGGAATTCGCGGGCCCAGAGCGCATCAAAACTCTTGCCGTGGCGCCACGCCAAGGCCCGGTAATCGGGTTTCGAGACGAGGCGGTATTCCGAGCCGATCGTCGAATCGAGGATCCGGCCAATCGCCCCTCGGGCCCAGCCCTCATTGCGGTAGAGATCGCGGGCCCGCGCGACGATCCGATCGCGGTTCCAGTCGAGCTCGTAATCGGGCGAATGGATCTGGGGAAACCATTCCCCCATCTCGGCGGTCGACACTTGGGCGGCGTCATAGGGAAAAGATATGCCATGGCCAAACCCGCCCTCGAGCCCGGCGCGCGGGCGCAGGGCGGGCGTATTCGCCCGGCCCAGAAACCAATTGCCGATCGTCTGCAGCGCCCCCATCAGAAACGGACCCCGATCGCGCGCCGCGGTCCGACGAGCCCCAAGGCGCGCGCCAAATTGCGGCAGCGCTGCTCGAGCAAGGATATTTGCGCAGGCGTGTAGGTCACCGATTTGGTGCCGTCACCCTGGGCATAACTCAATGTCACCGGCTTCCCGCCGATCGACAAATCCTGCAGCGCCTGTTGCGAAGCGGTCAGCCAAGCCTGCAATGTCGCCGGTGCGACGCCGATAAATTCCGGGACGATATGACAGGGAAAGCTCATGCGTAGCGCCGCGGTTCGGGACGGCGGCCCGGCATGACATCGGCCAATTCGGCATCGATCTCAGCAACCACGGCCGCGACTTTGCCCTCTTGGTTCCGGAACCGGTTCGCCAGCAGATAGAGTTCGACCGGCGGCACGCGCGGTACCGACAGATCGGTTTTGGCGCGGCGATAGGCGGCCAATTGGTCGCGCAGCAAGCGGGCGGCATGGTTCGCCGGCAACAGGTCGAGCGGCAATTCGGCGCTCATGCGTACTCCCGCGGAAGGGGTTTCGTCGGCACGGCCGATGACGCCGGCGAAGCGCGGACCGAGGCCGGATTGCCCGGGCGCGACTGAAACAGACCAAGCTGCACGGCCGGCGGCACACCATCAGAACTCATCGAATCGGGATGCGCGCCCATGGCTTCGCGCTCGGCTGCCAGGGCCATCCATTGATCGAGGCTCAGCGTCCGCCAGCCCAATCGCATCGCCAAGGCTTCGGCATAGACTGCGACATCCAATTGTTCATTCCGAGCATTCCTCGGCTTG